GCTGAGTTGATTACACAGTTGGCTCAATCTGGCACAACGTATCCACTATGTATTCTCAGACCAATCGGACGAGGGGAATACTATAATGGTTTGGGTATTCGTCTTACAGAACATGCTAATCCATTATACTTAGGTGTCTATACCCTTGACATCTACGAAAAACAATCAGATGACAGTGAAGTGATTATTGAGTCCTTCGAAGTGTCATTTGATCCTCATGCAACAGATAATTCTGGAGACTCAATTTGGATCAAGAGTATTTTAGAAAACTACTCAGCAGTTCTTCGATGTGAAATGATGATTGATGATGACAGCTATACTTCAGGGTATGAGCAAATCATCAAGATTTATGACCGACAAATAGGAACTGTATCAGCAGAATTGTCTGCAGCATCTGCACTTCTTACAGACACAAAGCAAGACTTCTCTGAGTGGGAAACTGCTTCTCCAATATATGATTATTGTGTAGAAGCTATTGATGCCAGAGGGAACAAGCTTTATGGTTGGTTAGGAGCTGCAAGCGGCACAGACAATGAAGAAATAGCAATTTATGATGGAAGATTGGCTGGCGCTGCAAGAGGTTGGATTGGTGATACATCAGTGTTTGACGAGAACAATGAAATCAATTACAATATTAAGAAGTCCTTTACAAGTGTTGCTACTGCCTTTACTTCAGCAGATCCAGTACCTCTAAGAAAGGGTTCTGATGGTTCATTGTTGACTGCTCAAGGCACTCTCAATACCACAGTAGCTACACAAATGCTTCAACAAGCATACTTGGGACAATTGACAAGTGCAGTAGATGGTTCTACATTAATTGAAGATGTACTCGATCTCGAGAATATTTACTTTACTCTCGTATTTGATTGTGGTTATCCTTCAGACGTAAAGACAGCTATCAGCACTCTAGTTCAAACACGACGTGACTGTGTTGCTATTATGGATAACGGAGATAACTCTGATTATGCCACAGCAATCAACACAAGAACAAATACACATGTCTTCAACAATTACTTTATTTCTCTTTATGAGTCATACAATAAGGTAAACGATACTTGGACAGGACAAGATATTTGGGTATCACCAGTTTATCATATGTCTTATTTACTTCCAAGAAACGACAGTGTTGCGGATATTTGGTGGGCGGCTGCTGGTTTTAATAGAGCAGCTATTGACACAATTAAGGAACTTCGTTACAATCCAAGAATTGGTCAGAGAGACAATATGTATCTCAAACAATTGAACCCGATTGTGAAATTCAATCCTGGTTATACTGTTTGGGGTCAGTTGACATCTCAAGCCAAAGCAAGTGCATTGCAGGATCTCAACATCGTTAGATTAGTTCTTTATATCAAACGAGCACTTGAACAATACTGCAGATACTTTATCTTTGAAATGAACGATTCAATTACTTGGAGTACTGTAGCAGGAGATATCTTGGACTTCCTCGAAGACATCAAAAAGAAGAGAGGTTTATATTCCTACTCAGTAGCAGTATCGGCCACTCCTTATGAACTTAAGAGGAAAACATTCCACGTGGATGTTGAACTAGAACCTACACGAGTTGTAGAAAAGATCGAGCTCAATTTCTATATCAAGTAATAGACAAAAAAGACAGGGTAGTGTAAGATAGCTACCCTGTCTTTTTCCGTTGAAAGACTGAAAAATACATTTATGTATTTAGTCAATATATAGTTTGAAACACCTTTCCAATATCGCTTTACATATAGAACATAATATAAATTCGGAGAAGTAATGTAGTAACAATACAACAGAAAAGGAGAGAAAACAATGTTAGAAGAATATGGAGCAATGCTCGAATCGTTAAAGGAATCATTTGAAGCTTTTGAGGAAGCTGCTGCTGGCGGGAAAGAAGGTCGTGGTAGTAAAACTCGTGCTCTCGAAGCAAGAAAGCTAAGCATGACAATTACAAATCAATTGAAGGATTTCCGCTCACTGTCAATCGCAAACGACAAAGCAAAATAAAAAACATCCGGTCCTCCCTTAGACCGACGTCCCACCCAGCTATTCGGGAGCTGGGTGGGACATTTTTCCGTCGTTAAACTTTCATAGAAATCTCGACCTTACTTCCATCGGGAATTCGATCTACAATATCAACTACACCTCGTCTGTTTTTGTTGGTCAATGGAACCATTTTCTCAAACTTCTCTTTCAGAGAGTCGATTAACTGAGCTGCATGAATTCCAATATCCTCAGCATCACCACTTTCCAATATTGGCTCAGAGCCGTCAAATTCAAGATCATGAGCCGCACACAACTTCAGAAGCATCTTCGTTGTATTGACGAGAATGGCTGTTGCCCCATCAGATTCTACTGACGGTGTATTTGATTCTTTTGTTGAGAGACCATTCTTAGCAATTGCTACCAGCTCATCTGGTTTGTGTTCGTAAGCCTCTTGTTCAAGAAAGAAGACTTTAGAATTTCTAGGACCAGACTTGTCATGAGTCAACATCCCAACAGCTTCCAACTGAGAAAACAACTTAGAACCGATAGCGGATAATGACTGAAGTTCAAGCTTCTTCAATTGTTTGGTTGGTATTTTCTGTTCCTTTCCCATAGTAGTCAGAAGGAGAGACAAATTCCTTGCTGTCATTTGGGGAGTAGTTCCTTTGTCAACCACCACACCAGCCTTCTTCAAAATCTTTGGGATATCGGGGTCTTCCTGCCAATGCAGACTTGTCTTTGCTAACGTGGTTTTAACATCAATACCCTTACCTCTTGTTGTTCCTTCGGGATACGGTACTATCATATTCTCCATGATGTTGTGTCTCCTTTTATATTGTGCGATATCTTCCTTTGAGAAAACTCTTACTTTACCGTTGCGTTCAGCCGGTGATTTATATGGCCGTTTTAATACTAACTTCGGTTTGATTTTTTTCTGAGCTTTAACAATTTCTCGTCGAACCTCCTTAGCCTCTTGTTCAGTTTCTTCACCCTCAGTCTCAGCGAGATATTCCCTGTACGGTCTTCCATTAACAAGGACTGTAATTCTCTCTGATTCTGGTATGGGGTCTTCTGGCGGGGATTGAGATGAGGGTATTTTAGGTGGGGGTAGGGATTCTGGTTCTCCTCTTGGCTTCTTGAACAACTCGTTCAGTCGCTCAAGCGCCATCTGCTTTGTTGTCTGATACTCCACCATGCCTTAGCCTCCTTCTTTTTGTTAACACTCCGAGTCTGGTCGAACTTCAAAATTAGTAACTTCTAGACCTGCGGGACCAAGATCATAATAATGTATCATCCCTTTGAGAAAGCTGTCTATCAAAAGCCATCTTATATACTCAGGAATATCCATTTGATCGTTAAACATACTAGTCCATTCTGTTACCTGGAAGAATCTAGAGCCGGTTTTCTTGACATCTGTTGCATCCCAGTAACGCAGGTCTGGAAATTTCGAACGGTGACGCTCTAAAAACTCATTGAATATATCTTTAAACTCTTCGACTTCTAAATCATCATTGGACTTGAAAGTGATGATGAAATTAGCTGAAGAGGAATTGGTTACTTCCGTTATTTTGTACTTCATGATGTGAGGTGAACTCTCCCAATTCTTCATAAGGACAACATGCTGGAATATGTTTGAGGATAGACCGAAATGTTCGAAATGGTTTTCCGTATGTCCAGGCGTTTCTAATTGACCTTCTAAAGAATTTGAATGGTTTTAAATTAATACCATGTTTATCATGGTTACCGAATGAACAAGGAACTAATCGCATGTCCGGTGTGATGTAACAAGACATTCTCGCGCCCTCACATGTAGAATAACAAAATTCTTCGTTTGGAGATAAACTCCGATTCCTTATCACATGATTTGCCAGACATGAGTCCATGCCAACTAAGAACTTGGTTTTTGGTTTCTTAAAGGCTTCAGCTAATAGTTTGAACTCAGCTGCGTTTAATCTCCACATATTACGTTTTATAGTTCTGCCCATACCCTGTGGTTTGAACAGGAGGAAAATAACAGCGTTGAGTTTTTTCATGTTTACTCGACCGTTCCATACATCCTTTCCATTGAGTATATCAAGAACTGTTGGAAAAGACTTTTTGTTAACCACAAAATGAATACTCGTTTTGATTCCAGCCTCTATTAATTTGTTCAAGGCATCGTATGTGTAATCCTTACCATAGTCACTTACAGCAACAGCCGCACAATATCTGCTGCTAATGTCAATCTCCTCCTCTGACAAATTTCTACCACTGGTGGTATAACTTGGAGCAACATTATGTAAACGACAGAAAGCAACCATCTCCTTAAATTTTGGATATTTATTTGGGTCGCCTCTACCTCCAAGAGCACACTGTGATACATATGGTGAAGCCTCTTTGATAATTCGTTTAAAATCATCAAAAATCATATGAGGTTGTTTCTTAAATCCTTGATAACAAAAGGAACAATTGTTGTGGCAGTGTCCCATTACACCAATATCCAGAAGAGAAGGAAAACCAAGAGAGAATGGATCTGGTCTTCCATCAAGACCTTCAAGAATTTCATTTCCAACTTTTTTGTCGTAGATAATGATATAATGACCAAACGAATTAAGAAGAGCGTTTTTCCATGTTATTGGACTTAACACCATCTTACTCCATTGTTGAGTATGTAATATGTTCCTCATCATTGGAGGCCATTTCTTTGTATCAATTTTATCCTTAAAAAATTTACTTAATATGACCATCAGATTTTCCTCCAAATAGTTGAATCACCTTCCCAGGTTTCTTAGGTTTCTGTTCTTCTTCAATTTGTTGTTTTTCTTCTTTTGAGATCATGTCAACGATGGGTGCCATCCACATTGGTATACCACCCATTGTAAAAGTCTCCAATCCATCTGCTTGTTCCGATCGAAGATGCCAAAAAACTTTTTCAGGACCTGTTGGTGTAATTGGAAAAAATACTTCATATAACCACCATTCCTTCTTTATCTTATCTGGTGCTATTGAAATAATTCGACCAAGTCGAACATCCCCACCAAACTTATTCCCTTCTGCTGTTCTAATAGTTACAACATATAACCAATGTCCAACATTAGCATGTTCTTCAAATATAAAAAGCTTCCGCATTTTTTTAGCAACCAATTCAATTTCCGTTTCCATTCTCATCTCCCTCCTTATTTATGAACAAACAGTCCTTTCAATAAGTAATATATATAAGTTTCTCCTTCATTCAAAACTAATCCGTCTTGTTTATATATTCAGAACAAAATATAAAGAAGACTATTGGAGGGGTTTGAATGATTGATAAATATCTTGAAAAGATTCAGTCCCCTGAGGAATCCATTTTTCCTATGGATACTCCACACAGAAAGCATAGAGTTCTGAGAAAAGTTATTTACGGGGAGAAAACAGATTTGGCTGGTGAACGACAACGTATAATGATTGATTTTGATGGCGTTATACATAAATACACTGGATGGAATGATGGTAAATTAAACGACGAAGCAATTGATGGTGCAAAAGAAGCAATAGATCAACTGCGCCAGGAATTTGAAATTGTTATATTTACTACAAGAGCATCAACATCTGATAACGGGTCAGAGAAAACAGATATGTTGTTAGATGAATTAAAACAATGGTTAGAGGCTCGTAATATTTATTACGATATGATTACATCAGAAAAATTAGGCGCTATTGCATATATAGACGATAGAGCCGTTAGATTTAATGGTAACTGGGAAGACACTTTGAGATTTGTGTCAACTTTACAAGACAGCGAATAGTTAACACCACAAGTTACATAAATTGTAAGGAGGATTAAAAGTAATGAAATATTCATTCGCTGAACTACAAAACAACATCCTAACCCGCAAATTCGGTGGTACGAATGTGGGTGTAGCTGATCCATACGTAACTGGATACCATTTTATATGGTTCGACAAGATTCCACCTAAGCTAGTTGAGTATATGCAAAATAGCGGCATTAGCAGCACTGCAGATATCCAACGAGTATTAGCAGCGACTTGTCTGTCTGTCACACCTCCAGGCGGAACGCTCAACAAGGTTGAATACACTGGACTCGGTGGGGTGAAGTGGGCAGTACCAGGAAACATTGATTACGGAAATACTGTAACAGTGAAATTCCTTGAAATGAACAAACTACCTATTCTTGATATTATGCATGGATGGGTAAAACTGATTCGTGATTATCGAACAGGTATTACGGATAAATTATTGGATAAAGAGGACGGTTCTGGATACACAAAGAAAACATACTCTGGTCTTATGTACTACTGGACTACAGCACCGGATGCACAGACTATTGAATACTATGCGTGTTATGACGGAATGTTCCCATCCAAAGATCCACAAGATTTGTTTACAAGTGATGTTGAAACAGTGGGTCGACTAGAT